AAAGGTAAACCAAATCCTGAATAAACCTAATTGTTTGTTTAGCTGGAAGGAAACTGTTTACTCTCATCATGTATACAAATTGTGTGTTGGCGATAGCTTTTTCAGAGCGGCTGTTCCGGAATCTTTCTCGAAAATCAAGAACCTGTGGCAATGGTGTTCCAATTATTGGGTATTGCCTGCTGATAAGGTAGAGATTGTTCCTGTACGTAATAATATTCCATTGTTTGGCATTGCTGAGATTGAAGAAATTGTAGATTACTATAATTTGAGTTTTGGTTTCAGCGCTGGTATTCATATTCCATCTAAGCAGATATTACATGATCGTGAGGGGATTCCTAATTTATACCCGGGAGTGGGTTTCTTGCGTGGAACCAGTAGGCTAAAGTCTCAGCTAAAGCCTATAAGTAACCTTATTGCAGTTTATGATGCCAGAAATGTGATATATGTTAAACGTGGAGGTCTGGGGTGGCTGATTTCTGCCAAAAAGGATGAAACAGGTACAATTGCAATGACTCCTGATGAGAAAAAAGAGATTTTGAAAGAGCATAATAAAACCTATGGAGTAGGAAAGGGACAGTTCCCTTTGGGCATTTCAAATATCCCTTTGGATTTTCTTCGTACCAATTTGTCTATTCAAGAGTTGCAACCCTTTGAAGAGACATTAGTTGATGCAATTAGTATTGCCGGTGCTTTCGGTGTACCTGCCGAGCTTGTACCTCGTAAAGATCGCTCCACATTTAATAATCAGAAAACAGTTGAGAAGAACGTATATAGCTCTATAATCATACCTATGTGTAGTCAGTTCTGCAAAGATATCACTGAATTTTTGGGGCTTGAATCCGATGGGCTTTATATCGACTGTGATTTCAGTCATGTCGATTGTCTGCAAGAAGGAAAGAAAGAGGCAGAAACGGTTAACACAAGTATCTCTAAGAGGTGTCGTGAAGAATTCCTTTCCGGTATTATCTGTTTGAATGACTGGAGAGCACAAATAGGAGAAAGTAAGGTTGAAATCCCGCTGTATAGTAAACTCATATACGAGATGTCACCTGACGAAATAGAGAAAGTTAAAACGATGTTGAACTTAACAACAAAAAGTGTAGATGGAGAATTACAAAAACCTTCTGTGCAAAACGAAGGCAAATGATGTTGATGAAAAAGGTGTTGTTACAGTAGCTGTTAATGGCATTGGTGTTAAGGATTCACAGGATGATATTTCAATGCCTGGTTCTTTCAATAAAACATTGAAAGAGAATTTTAATCGTATGCGTTGGTTCTTAAACCATAGAACTGACCAACTCTTAGGTGTTCCTCTTTCTGGTGAAGAAAAGGAAAATAATCTTGTGATGGTCGGGCAGATTAATCTCAAAAAACAGATGGGGCGCGACACTTTGGAAGATTACAAACTGTATGCTGAGAATGGTAGAACTCTTGAACATTCTATCGGTGTCAAAGCGATAAAGCGTGATGAGGCAGATCGAAGAAAAGTAAAAGAATGGTTCATGGGAGAATATTCGACTTTGACCGCATGGGGGAGTAATCCTCAAACGTTTCTGGTTGATATTAAGTCTGCCACGAATGAGCAGGTAAAAGATGCTATAGAGTTTATCCGGAAGTCCTTCCATTTCAGGTATTCTGACGAACGTTTAAATGCTTATGATATGCAACTGAATTTAATGCTAAAAGCGCTTAGTGGTGCTCCTATAGTAACTTGTCCACATTGTGGCTATGAGTTTAACTATGATGATGTTCCAGAAGTAACTTATTCTCAGCAGGTATTAGAGCTTGCTGCGCAATATCACCAGTGGATTACAGAGGATATTGTCCGTGAGGAAATGAATAAGCTCACCCCGCAAATCCGGGAACAGGTTATTGCTATTCTTGACACACAGAAAATGCTGGATGTTAAGTCTATGGATAATATCTTGAATTATGTACGTTGCCCTCATTGCTGGGCAAGAGTCTATAAAAGTAATGCAGTTATCAAAGATGAGTCAACAGATACTTCACCTAAAGGTAGCGATGAGCCGTTGAATGACACTCAGACCCCGCCAGCAGGAGCCAATGAAGTAACTGTTGATACAGAGAAAGCCGCTGATACCAGCACTTTCTTCCACACTCTGAATGATTGCTTTGTCGAACAATAAATTGAAAAAAATTATGTCTTTAAAGAAATTTACTGTATCAGATTTTAATCTGAAAACTGACCATCTGCCGACTGAGCAGAAGTCGTTCATGGAAAACATCGCTGGTATGATGTGTGATGTCATGAACAAATCTCTTGAGGGTATGCTTTCCCCCAGTGAAGTGACTGAAAAGTTCGCCGAAGTCAACAATCTGTTGAAAGCTTACGATGGTGAAAAGTTCACTCAGCTTATCAAGGACAACGAAATCCTCGTTGAACAGGTCAAGAATTTGGGTGAAAGCATCGAGAAAATGAAACAAAAAGGCTTATCAATGGAGACTATCAACAAATTCGATGAGAAATTGAATGAGATGTTGGACTCTGAAAAATTTGCCGATTTTGTTTCTGGCAAGACGCGCAAATCCGGTTCTTTTGATGGTTTCTCCTTGAAAGATGTTGTGTCTATGACCGACAATTATACCGGTGAATTATTGATTACCCAACAGCAAAAGCGCGTAGTTAGTCAGGTTTCAAATAAACCGTTGCATATGCGCGATGTGCTTACTACTTTGCAGGGTGATCCGGCATTCCCTCAGTTAGCTTTCGCTCAAGTCTATGACTTCGACCGTAATGCTCGATATGTTACAGAAAACGGTAGACTGCCGGAATCCAGTATTAAGATGAAGGAACACCAGACAGGTACCAAGCGTTTGGGTACGCACATCCGTATTTCTAAGCGTATGCTCAAAAGCCGTGTGTATATCCGTTCATACATCCTTAATATGTTACCTGAGGCTGTATGGATGGCTGAAGACTGGAACATCTTGTTTGGAGATGGCAATGGTGAAAATCTGCTCGGTATCGTGAATCATACAGGTGTTACTTCTGTAGAGGCCATCATCAGTGATGCTATAATCACAGGTTCTGCCGGTTCTGTCAAGGCTGTATCAGGACAAAATGATAACAAGGATACTGTCATTGAGTTTGCCAATCCGCAAGACTTAATTATTGATGGTATGACAATCACGTTTGCCAAGGCAGCCGTGAATACTGACCTTAACAGCGCTCATGCTCTCGTTAAGATGAATGACCGTCAAATTCTCATTGAGGGTGTTGCATACAAAGGTGCTGAGACTGCCCTTGCAGAAATGACATTCACCGTGAATAATGCTGCTTTCAAGAACATCGAGGAACCGAACTCCGAAGATGTCGTAAAGACTGCTTTCGCTGTAATGACGTATGCACAGTATTATCCGAACGCCATAGTTTTGAATCCGATCACAGTCAATGCTATCGAATCTGAAAAAGACACTACCGGGCGAAACTTGGGGATTGTTTCAATGCGAAACGGTATGAAATACATTGCTGGACGTCCTGTCATTGAATATCAGGGTATCATGCCTGGAAAATATTTGCTTGGAGACTTTAATCAGGCTTCAAACTTGGTTGATTATTCTTCATTGACTCTTGAATGGGCTGAAGATGTTGACACCAAGTTGTGTAACGAAGTTGTTTTGATTGCGCAAGAAGAAGTAATCTTCCCGGTTTACATGCCTTGGGCTTATGCTTATGGCAATCTTGCCTCTTTGAAAACTGCGATCACTAAAGCTAAATCATAAAATATGAAATACATTCTTGATGGAAATGAAAAGGATGTCGCCAATGTGATTAGAGAACAACGCATTCGTACAGGTAGGGGATTGATTTCATTCACCCCTATCTCCGAATGCGGGCTTATCACCAAGGAAGACGCCCGTAAAGCGATGGATGAAAAGCTAACAGAACTTACTGCATCCGTTGAAGAGAATGAAAGTCTGAAATCGCAAATATCAGGTTTTGAGCTGAACATGAAAGAGAAGGATGCTCTCATTACTTCTCTGACTGCTGAACGCGATGGGTTGCAGGCCCGTATTTCGGAACTTGAAGCTGTTGCAGATAATAAGGAGTTGCCTGCAGGTGACTCAAAGGAACTCCCGGCCGAAGACTCTAAAGAACTTGAAACGTCTGACGATAAAACAATCAACGTAGAAGAGAAAAAGAGGGGGAGACCGGCTACTCGTAAAACTGAATAACGATGCTAATTGATGTTTCATATTTCCTCGCCGGGCCGCGGCATATTGCTAATGCGACATTAGCAGAACTTCCTTCACAAGATTCCATTGCTGTGAATGATACGATAGTGGCATATATAAAGGAGTTCCAACCTCTTTTCCTGTCAAGCATGTTGGGGCATAAACTCTCCAAAGAGGTAACAGACTATCTTGAATTGCTGGAACAGGAGAATGCTGAAGCCGAGGAAGACAGTGAGGAAGAAACTACTGTCGCAGCGGGTGAGGAAGAATCAAAGTATGAATCATTATGCAAGCTGCTACGCGAACCGTTCGCTAACTATGTGTTCTTCTATGTCCTGCGTGATGCCAATACTCAGGCTACCATTAAAGGAATTGTACGACTAAAGTGTGATAACACCTATGTCGCACCGATCCAACGGCAAGTAAGTACTTGGAATGACATGGTAAAGAAGAACCGTGAGTTTGTGAGGTGGGCATCTTCGAAGCAATGTCCTTTCACGGTAAGTATTGACAGCAATTTATTAACTCCGATCAATACTTTCAACTTATGATCAATACCGATATCATAGACATATTCGCTGATGTGGTGAAGAAAATCCCGGAAGAGCTTGAGGTGATCTATACTGATAGTAAAGGTACCCGGAAGGTTATTAAGAACCTGCCAATAAATTTTGTATTCGGAAACGGTCAGTATGTTAAAGACGTACTTGATACCGCCACTAAATCAGATAAGACGTCACCTTCAAAGTTTCCTCTCATAGCGCTGTTCTGTCCGATTACTGAGGAAAGGAACAGCACGGATTACTTTGCAAAGGCAAAAGTTTCATTAGTCATAGCTTGCTCATCCAACCGTGAGTGGAGCAATGAGGAACGTCATATCACATCTTTCAAGAATATTCTTCGTCCGATTTACAACCGATTGATAACTATTCTTCTGGAAGATGAAAGGTTTGATTGGGGGTATGAAGACAAGGTCAAACATGGTTATTCAGAAAACTATTCGTATGGCAGATATGGAGTCTACACTGAGAAGGGTGATGCCCTTAGTGAGACTATAGACGCCATCAATATCAAAAGTATGGAAATTACTATTAACAATCCAAATTGTAGATAAAATGAGAAATATTAGAACCTGTGAGAGCGCGTTACTTAATACTGGCGGCTCTACGTGTCAGATTGATTGGGGTAGGGTTAAAGGCTGCATCATTGTAGAGAAAGGCCAGAAGTTACCTGCTGAACTTACAAAGGAAACACCATATGCAGGACTTTTCGTTAAGAAGGCAGACCCAGAAGTACTTAAAGACCTTGATAAAGAGGGCAAGTTATTCGATGCTCCTAAGTTCGAGCATGATTATCCATTCTGCTGGAGATGTGATACACCACTTATCTACTATGCAAGAGAATCATGGTTTATTAAGATGAGTGACCCAGAAGTTAAGGCTAACTTAATAGCTAATAATAAGACAATCAACTGGATACCAGAAACAATCGGAACTGGACGTTTTGGTGCATGGCT